AGAAGTACTGATGCAACAAATTATGCTCAGACTCTCCCTCATTCACCTCATCATCCTCAGGCGGCTCCTATGCCACCTCCCAAACCCGCCTCTCGTGCGCCTCAGATGCGCCTTGAGGCTCAGCTCAAAGCTGAAATCTTTAGCCCTGCGAAGTTGTTACGAAGCACGGGCTTGGCGACCGTTAAGCACGGCGACAAGATGAAACAAGTAAATTTCGTCGAGATGTGGAATGGACTGTTGCTGCGAGGACATCTCTTTGGCGACAGTAAAGAAGAGTGGATGGCTGCTGGTGGGCTTGACGCTAAGGTCGAGTTCCACTTTGCGCCTGAGGATGAAGTCAAAACCTACTCCCAGCTGTACAAGCAGGGGCGCCGTTGCGCCTTCGACTTATTGTGGTTTGCAAAGCCACCGCGTGCGTTGCCGAAAGAGCTCGTTAAGAGTGGCACCGCAGTCGTCGACCAAGAACTTCAGGTTGTTGGCTATGAGTCGCTTGATGGGCTCGCGGAAGGAGACTTCAAAACAAGTTCGGGACGTATCACAAAAATTGATGTTCGCGAGGACACCGATGATTGGGGCACGTTCCGATACAAGTTGGCCACGTTCACAGCTTCCGGAAAGGATGGTTGCTGCAGCTCAGGTATAATGGATGCGCATGGTCGCATTATCGGGCTTTGGTCCGGAACTGACACTGTCAACAACTACTTCATCGTCCTTGATGACGATATCAAAAGAGCCGTGAACAGCACCTCAAAAAACTAGATGAGCGACTGCCGCTAATGCCAATCTGGGCGGCGTCGTACTCCAGGTATCTCCAAAAAACTGTGTTTAATGAGCACAAGGGGAATCACAGATCAATTTTATTTGATAAATACTTTACGCAGGGATCTGTTCGGCACATCGGTTGGACGTACCGGTTTGCTGGAATGAAAGCAGTAGAGCTTCCTAACACATCATTCATTAGTTTTTGTGAAGCTGAGCAATTCCCTATCCCAAATTCATATCGTAAAGTCGTCCCTGATCTTGAGAGTGGATTCAAATCCGCATCGAAGTATGATCGTGAACAACCATGGCTTGATCAAGCCGCTTGGAAAAAGAGCGGGGAATGGACGATGCGGCATTTCGCACCTTTCCTTGGCGGAAGTAAGGTTCTCGATGAGGACACTGTAGTACGCCAACTAGACCAGACCACTTCACCAGGATTCCCATGGAATCTTCAATATCAAAACAAATCCGACTTTTTCAAAAGCGGGTCTCGTGAATTTCTCCAATTGTTCTGGAAGGAACTTGGAGAGGACAAACCGCGACCAATGAGACCAATATGGAACAACACACAAAAGGTTGAACTGCGTGACGTGCACAAGCTCTTTGAGCGAAAAGTGCGAACGTTCACGGCATCCCCAGTGGAACATTCCGTAGCATTAAATCGCCTCTGTCTTGACATGAATGTCAAATTCTATCGTACGAACGGTCGACATTGGTCCTTCGTAGGCCGTTCAAAATACTTTCGTGGTTTTCACGAACTTTATCACCGTCTCAACAAGCACCCCAACGCATTTGAGTTGGATGAGACGAACTATGATTCATCGCTGTTTCAGGAGGCAATGTATGGGCAGCGAGATATTAGATGGGAAATGTTGCGTCAATGTGACAAAACGCCAGAGAACAAACGCCGATTGTGGCGGCTGTATGATGACATAGTCAACACAGTTATAGTTCTTGAGAATGGCGAGTTAGTCCAAAAGTCGACAGGTAACCCAAGTGGTTCATCAAATACCATTGTTGACAACACAATGATTCTCTTTCGTTTGTTCGCCTATGCTTGGATACTCCTGTCCAAGAAAGAGCATGGTGAAATGAATCTTAGAAGCTACACCCGCACCAATCATGGCACTGCTGAGGAGCAGGATGACAATATGGTGTTTGGTGGATATTTCGATTTCGTGTCACATGTTGAGG